TCAATAAGTAATTTCATTCTAATCAATTTGAAAGTGGGGACAATAGTCCCCATTTTTTTTTGCAGATAAATTTGTTTGTAAACTTTTTTATATAGATATTTGCATAGATAAAAATAAAAATAAAAATAAAAATGAAAAACGTAGAAGGGGTAAAATTAAGAGCCGAATTCGTGAACGAATATGGCGAGCGTATGACAATGATTGTTGACGCAGACAATAAGACTTGGGTTCACCACACTGATTGTAACAAAGATTTTGAATTGTTGGAAACATTTGGACACACCTACATTTTAAATCATTCAGAAATTAGAATACTTAATTCTTTTCTTGGAATGAAGGGTGCTTTAAAAGAACAAACTATCGAGGAACTTTTGAATCCGAGTTTAGAAGAACTTTTAACACCAAAGATTTAATTATCTAAAAAAATTATAAAAGGGGAAAATTAATTCCCCTTTTTTTTATTAAATTAATTTGTTTGTAAACTTTTTTATGCCGACCTTTGAATTATGTTAAAGATAATCATAGCACAATTTCCAAGCAAATGCCATTCAAGTAAGAAGCGTTTGAATAAAGGTGATACAATCATATATGATGTTGTAAGGAAGGTTGCATACCACCCAAGCCACGCACCGAAACAAAGTTATGCTGACGATGGCAGAGTTATTTCAAATTAATTAAAAAGTATATGGACAATAGACACTTAATCGGTAAAAGAATTAAATTAATCTCAATGGTTAATGAACAACACCCAGTGGAGAGTGGAACGGAAGGTATAATCACAAATGTTGGGTTTGATGTTATCAGCGTTCTATGGGACAATGGTAGAAGGTTGGGGGTGATCATTGGTGAAGACAATTATCAAATTTTAGAATAAATTTGTTTGTAAACTTTTTTATAACGATATTTGAATTATAATTAAACAAAATAGAAATGAAAAGAGAAATTAAAATCGTTCCGTTAGTCCTATCAGTATTAGGATTCATTGCAGTAGGTTTATGTTGGGGTTCATTGAATGAACTTGCCAACACCACCGAATTGGTTATTGGCATCGTGTTGGGGTTTGTTGCGTTCAGTTTTATTCTTTTATTGTCAATCGGTTTTCCATTGACAAAGGAAGATAGAGAACATACTGAAATCAGATTGTAAAAGAATGGGGAATGAAAGTTCCCCAAACTTTTTTTTGTTGTAAACTTTTTTATTTGTATCTTTGAATTAACAAAATAAATAAGAATATGGCAACAAAACAATTCAAAATCGGTGAGTACGCAGTTGGTGGAATTATCAAGGTAACCACAAACGGAAATTGCATCTCAATTCAAAGTGTTGATTATTACAGTAAAAAAGTAATCGGTAACTACGAATTTGATAGTGCATCCAACAATGCAGAGAGAGAGGTTGATAATCTATTAAATGAATTAACAAGCAGTTACTATTCAGACCTGGTAATGAAGTGGATTAAAGAACACGCTAGGTTTAATGAAAAGGGTTGGAAGTTGTGGGATAATGTGAGGAAAATGGGTTAAGGAATAAAGGGGGTTGCAGAAATGTAACCCTTTTTCATTTTAATCAAAATAGATTTGTTTGTAAACTTTTTTATATGTTAATTTGAATCAATGAAAAAGATAATATTATTAATCGGGTTCGCGGTTGGCACATTGGTTGCAAACGCACAAATTTTGGTTGGGGTTAATACTAAATTAAATAACTATACTTTTGGGGTTGATGCAAATAATATTGGTTACTATGGTTCATTATCTTATAGTAAGATTGAACAGGGTAAGTTAGCACCTTTATTTAGATATGATATTGTTGATGCTGATTTGCACCCAAACGCAAAGCATTATGATGCGGTAAGTTCATATAGTAATGAAGTTAATACCACAATAGCAATCGGCAAGGTATTAAACAATAATAATGATTTTAGGGTTGGGGTTCACATTGGTATTAATTACAATCAAAAAGAATCTTACAATAACTATAATGATAAAGATTTGGGTTCATTCAGTATCTTATCTAATAGAGTTAATGATAATAGTTTGGTTGGTGGGGTTTATCTTAATTACTACATTGGTTGGGTTAAAATTGATGTTAGCACCAATAAACAAATTACCACAAGTTTAGGTTTGTTTATACCTTTGAAATACGAAAGAAATTGTTTAAGATAAAAAAAATATTTTCATATTAATTAAAATAAATTTGGTTGTAAACTTTTTTATGTCGTACTTTGCATCAAGTTAAACAACTAAAAAATAAATATATGTTTTACATTAACAACAACGACAGCGTTAACGCTTTTATGCTTTTAGAAAAAGCAGGTTTAAATTGGTCAGCAAACAAAGAAGTATTGCAGACTGCAAGTGGTATCATTACAGATAGCGTTGCTATCGTTCGTGAGGATAACCAAAAAATCTTGGGGGTGCATAAAGCATCTTACGAAGTTTTCCAAAATCAGCAAATGGCTGAATTGTTATTTCAATTATCGCAGTCAGCAGATTTGCCAATTCACAATGCGGGTTTATTGGGTGGTGGTTCAAAAGTATTCATTCAGTTAAAAACTGATGATTTGAATTTAGCCTATGGCGATATGGTAAAAGGATACCTTACCGCAGTTAATTCATTTGACGGTTCTACAAGCCTTGCATTCGGTCATTCAACCACTACAATCAGTTGCCAAAACACTTTCTTTGGTGCTTATCGTGGTTTGAGTTCAAAGATTAAACATACTAAATCTATGGTAATCAAAATTGATGATTTGTTAAAGTCAGCAGAGCAAGTGAGAGCAGAGGAAAAGGCAAACTTTGAAACTATCAAAAAATTGTCAGAAGTGCCAATGTCAGACAAGTGGGTTGATGAAGTTTTAAAGGGGTTATTCGCAGTATCTTTGGCAGATGTTAAAGCAGATGCAGATACAATCAGCACACGAAACAAAAATAACATTATGCGTTTTCGTGATGCCTTGGCTCAAGAAACTACTTACAAAGGTAAAACAATGTGGGGTTTATTCAGTGGTGTAACGAAGTACACAACACATATGTTGGGTTCTGATAAAGATGATACCAAAATGTTTGGTTCAGTGGCTCAAAAGGAACGCAGATTGTTTGAGCAGTTTGCAGAGGTGGTTAAGTAATCGCCACAAACGAACGGAAAGGGGTGCTAAATGCACCCTTTTTTGTTTTATAGGTATTTTATCAGTTAAACTATTAAAGTGGCTTAAAACGGCTTAAAATCAGTTTTGATTAATATAAAAAAATAATTGCAAATAAATTTGTTTGTAAACTTTTAATAACATATTTTATCAAATATAAGATAGGGGAATTTTTTTTTGGGGTGCTTTATAGATCCATAGAAAAAAAATATTTTGATATTAATTAAAATAAATTTGTTTGTAAAGTTTTTTATGCCGTTCTTTGCATTACAAATTTAAACAATTAGTATTATGAACAATCAACAAAACAGCGTTAAAGTCCTAACTGAAAAAGAGGCACAAATTATGAACACTATCAACGATGGTGGTAGTGCTACATTCGCTTACATTATTGCAGTAGTAAGCGAAAAACAATTAAAGCGTGGCAATCCCTTAGCCAATGATGAAATTACTAAATTGGTTAATTACAATTTTAGTTTAAATTGTGTTTACGAAAATGCCGTAAATAACAAGCGAATTAAAGAGGGCAATGAAGCCGATTTTGAAGCCAAACAAAATTGGCACGAAAAAGTTTACGATAGCAATAATGGTTCAATCGTTCGCAATCGTAACAAGGTAGATGATAGATACCTTTCGGGCATCGTTAATAGTGCTGAAACTAAACAATACTATGTTAATGGTATTGAGGCTACAAGTGAGCAAATTGAAACTATTAAGCAGTTCAAACCAAAGGTAGCAAAAGCAGTTAATCAAGGCTTGGAAAACGATGTTATTTTTAGGACTATCAAAATTGAGGGCATCAAAGAAGTAAGGTCAAACAAACAAGTGCTTACCTTTTAGGTAAGTGCTTATTAAAGATAAGAGAGGGGTGCAACAAAGCACCCCTTTTTTTATGCCTTATTTTGCCGCTATTCGCTTATCTATATACGGGTGGTATCTTTATATAGATTAAAACAAAAACCCCTTAAATCGCTTTAAAATGGCTAATAGACCCTGTGGATAACTTGGTCAGCAATGTGGATAACTATATTAGGTTATTTGGTCAGTAAGTAGTATATGACCCCCCCCCTCACCTTTACCCCCCCATATACCCCCCCACCCCGTGCCAAAAGGGGGGCTCAGATATCCGTATGAACTTTTTCCAAAAAAAAATTTCCAGGTATTTTTTTTCCAAAATTTCGGACCCCCTCTGCGAGCGGTACCCCCATTCTGGCGAAAGACCCATTTTCAAAACATGACCCCCTTTTTATTCTAAAACCGTTTTTCAAAAAAATTTCTGGGGAATTTTTTATTCCGAAATATCGGCCTTTTAAACGATATCTTATTGCGACACACTGTCGCGATATTTGTCGCGATAAGATGTTTACAGTTGTTAGTTTACTGTAAACAGACTATTTATATGTAAATCAAAAACCATGTTCAAGCACATCTCAGAGATCCTTTCAAAATTATCAGTCGGCCAGCGTCTGCTTGCGCTTATATTCCTATTGCTCTCCATCACCTTCATCTCTGTGGGGCCAAAGATTATCGACTCATTAACCCATGACACCGAAGAACTAAAGATTAAGGTGGAGAACCAACGTGCTGAAATTCAAACACTTACACAAAGAGTGACGCAGTTAAACAATCAACTCATCGATGGTCAGATGTCTTGCACCAATAAATTTGTTCAAAGGGAACAGGAAATTCTTATCATGATATCTTCACTGGAAGCTGAGGCCAAAAAGACCAACGGCAAGGTTACCATCCTGGAAGAGAGAAGAAATGAAAATCGTTTCGGTGGTGATGAGCAGCCTGATGGTGACCATAAGGTTTCCATGATGCGAATTGAAGAACCAGTTGTTCAGACAAAGACCATCATCAAGACCGATAACACCAATATGCTTAAGATGATATCAAAAGTTAAAAAGGACGTTAACGATCATATACCACAATAAAAAACCCCCAGATCTCTCTGAGGGTTGTTATTTTTGCCTACTGATAACTTTCTTTTTATTTCGCTAAATTGTACGTGGGCAATGTATCCTTTGGTTCAATTCGTTTAACATTCTTTATTAAACTTGGGTTATATAAAACCATCATTGTGTCACCATAACCAAAAGCGTTATCCACAATCTCGTAATCAACGCCCAAACCAACCAGAAACGTTCTCCATGCAACTGATTTGGGACCTTTAAGGTAATTGTGGTTTATTAATATGTTATTCACCAAATATAATGGTATGCCATCATTGTGTATTCTGTAATTAGCTAAATTAAGTATGGTCTGTGCCGTTTTTTTGGGGAAGCTTTGATTAAGGAATTGCATTAAAGTTTCGATATCCACCTTCTTATCGTTTATATCCATGCCCTTTTGCACCGAAACCAAATACATCTTTCTATTGCCCTTTGCATATTTTTTTGCAACGTCATAATATGTTGTCAGGTATAAACCAGAACCGTATTGTTGCCTGTCAGTTTTTTGTTGTATATCGTATTTGATCTCATCCAAGTCGCCACCATGAAAGAAATTCATTAAACTGCTATCATTGGGTATCTCTATCATTTCTTCAGAAATGCCCATAATTGTTTTCATTTTCGATATTTGTTCGTTCAATAACATTGAATTATAAACCTATGATGGATTTCATTCTCTCAATGGTTTCATTGAGCTGTTTATCCTCTTTTGCCTTCTTGTTGTAATCTTTGGCGATTCCTTTATTTGTATCAATGCATTCTTCTGGGGACATCTCATCCAGTTGTTCCAGTGTGAAGAATTTCTTTCCTGTATGTTCCTTCTTATCCAACTTGATATTCTCCGTGTCGAATTCATTTGTATAGAATACATTCAATTGAACGCCATCCAATTCATATGTCTTTAATTTCTTGAAGGATTTTAATTCAACTCCCGCTTCCTCTTTGATTTCCCTTTTCAATGCCGCCTCTGGTGATTCACCCTTTTCAATGTGTCCACCCAACATTCCGTATTTTCCAGCGTTTGTTGTTTCCTCTGGGCTTCTCTTGAATAACAATACCTTATTGTCGATCACAATGAACAACAATGCAATTCTTTTCTTTTCCTTTTCTTCAGCTTCATTCATAATATCGTAAGACTCTTCCTTTGTCTTTCCCCAATTCTTTCCTTTTCCTGGTGTTCCGCAAGATGCTGGCGTTGGTCTGCATGAAGGGTACTTTGATCTGGTTTCACCCTTTTGTCTTCCGCATGCTTTGCATTTCTTTTTGCCGTCAACCTTTCTGCATGTGTTGCAATCAACCCATCCTTTGCTTCCGCCACCGCCCCTTCTTGAGAACCATCCGTGGAGTCCGCTTTTCTTCTCCTTTGAGAAGTCCGTCTTTTTTGCCTCGTCCATTCCCTGGGACTGTTGTTCAATATGATTGTTAATCCAATCTTGCAATTCGTGAACGTCTGGGGCGTATTCTTTTCCCTTTGGTCTGGTGATCGCATCGTGAGCTTTATATATTAAATCCTTAACATCCTCAGGAGCATCATTGATATCAGATTCACTTAAACCTTTCCAAATCTTTCCCTGACGACATCTTACAATGGCACCAGATCTGTAAGCCGATGGCTTATCATATTTCCTTCTCGCAATCTTAAGACAACGGTCGGCCTTCTTCTTTTTTCCTTCTTTGATTACCAAATCATCGTTGATAAAGACCATCACCTCAACAAGTCTATTCAAATCCATTTGCTCCATGTTAATCGTTTTGGTTTCTTTCTTGCCAGTCGTTTGATATTTTATTATCAGTTATCGGACCACCCTTTGCCCATGTTCTGCATGTTCTTGCTGAGTGACATTTAAAATGGTGCATCCAGCAGTAACCCAATTTTCCATCCTCATCACTAATTTCACCTGGCATGCATTCTTCCATTCTTGGTGAGACATCAAATGCGACACAATTTCCGCACAATGATTTTTTTGCCGCCTCAACTGATGTATTCCAGTGATTGGCCAACTCATCCCAGTAACCCGCTGGTTCGTCAACATTAAGAGGACCATATTGAATATAGTCAGCTTTTATTGCCTTGTCCCTGTTTCTGGTGTTCAACTCAATATCCTTGGCCGCTCTCGGGCATTCCATTTCAGATTCAGAAAGCAATCTTCTGTTTAATCTTTCTATCAGCTGTTTTTTCTTTTTTAATTCGGTTCCCATGTTATTTATAAGTTAATAATTAATCTAGCCATTTGGCATTTAGTCCGATATACACATTAGGTTGTATAAATCCATCGGGGAATTGTATAAATGTCTGTGTGGTTCTATGCCAACCTTCACCTAATTCATATTTACCATCTTTGGTTTTAAACAGAATAATTGGTTCTTTGGAAACCCCCTTACTCTGTAATAATTCTTTTTGTGTTCCGTGTCTTTCAGTATCTTTGTCAACATCTTGTCTTACTTCACCCCCAATTCTACTTTCCAACTGTTTTTTTGTATTATCAGTAAAAATATCCATTGTTATAGGAAAATTTGTCTTAGTTTCCCATTTCATATTTTTAACCCACTCATCAATCCATTCTGTAATACCCTCATTTGTGCTTATATCATCTGATTGTGTAACCATTTTATAAACCCAATCCCTTATTACATATTCAGGAGTGTTTGGTAGTTTGTCTTTTAACCAATTAAGCATTCCTTGTCTTGTTTCTGTAACAATACCCATTACCTGCTTTAATCTTCTTAAATGTTCGTTCAACCCTTTTGGATCTCTGTACATACCCTCTTTGTGTGAGAAATCTGCGTTTTTTCCCTTGTTCTCAACAAAACCAAATCCTTTGTAAAAAGCTTTCAACCTGGTAACGTTGCCACCGTAACTGCTTGATGGTGTAAGCGTTATCTTAAATCCGTTTTCATCGGCAACCTCAATAAGGTCTTCCATCAACTTTGTTCCAAGTCCCTTTCCTCTCATACTATAAGGTACCATGAATCCTGTAAGGTATACACGCTTGGTGTCACTCTTAACCGTTGGGTAAAGTTCGAACCTTACTTCTGGATGTCTGGCCTTTAATTGATCGAAAACGCTCATATCTATATAAATACTTCTAAATCTTGGTTTGTTTCCTCTGGTTTTACCATATAATATGCTTTATGGACCATTTCATGGTGCGGAAGTTTGTGATTATGGATGCAAACCTTAAACTCATCAATTTTTTGTCTTAATTCTTCAATAAAGCCATTGGCGTGGGCTTCGTGGTAGATTTCCTCTGTAATCTCTTCATTTGTCATAATATAGGGCTTTTTCCTATATATATCACCAAAAACAACAAAAAATCCCGCTTTTGGCGGGATTTATGACCTTGTGAAGCTTATTTTATTTTGTTCTTAATAGTTCAATCAACTGTTCCTTTGTCAATGATTGCAAGAATTCGTCTGGATCTTGTTTACCCATGTTCTTTTCACCGCATTCTGGACAGAACTTATGGTTTGATTTTAATTTGGTGTTGCATTTTGTGCATCTATCAACCAAATCCTTTGCTTGAACTGGTTGTTGGCTGTTTGGCATGATCTGCCATTCATTACTCCATGTGTAAAACCATTCAAAGTTTCCATAACTTGATTTTAATTCCTGATTACTATTTGCACCTTGCTCAACTGAACCCGTCTCCACCTTTCTGCTGCTGTTGATGGCAGCGCTGATATTGTTGGATGATGGGGTTATGGTTCCTATCACATCATTACAAAAATTGGTTGTAATTTTGGGTTCGTAATTTGTTGTGTAAGTGTAAACGGTTGTATCATTGGAACCAAAACCATTTCCAAAGCTATTAAATACAGATCCGTAGATTATGCTTCTTGGTCTCGCTTTTGATTCCTTGTGGAATTTAACCGTTACCTTTCCGTTGTTCTGGATAGCTTCCTTGGTTTGATTATTATTGTTCACAACATAAGTTTCGTAAAGGAACTTTTTCTCATTGTCCAGAAACCTTTCAAGGAATACCCTTTGGCCTGGTTTCAAGATGATGCCCGAATCTGAAATGGGTGAACCATTCATTTCGATCATTGCCATTATTTTTTCTTTTGTGGGATTGTAGAGTTCGATCTCGAACTCGGTTTGGTCTTTCATGTAGACCGACTTTCCGTCTTGACGGAGTCTTTGTTTGTTTACTGTGATGAACGCACTTGGCGCAGGTACAGTATGAATGTACGTGTATAACATTTTTCCTTATATTTTTTTTTGTATTTGGTGTCCATATCGTTGGCATCAATTCCAACTCAAACGCATCCAGTACGCATGGAACCCAATCACAAGGTCTTCAATAAATATAGGAAATTTTAAAAAAGTTTCAAGTATTTATGTTTATAATCGATTATTATGGAAAAGAATATGTTGAATGAAATCGCCAAGATGCGCAAGATGATGGGTCTTAATGAAAATTTAAATGAGTTTGTTGATTCTGTTAAAATAATTGATGACGGTTTTAGAGCTATGGAACCAATAATTAAAAGTTTGTCCGTTAAAGGCGTTAGCGTTAACGATGTTTGGCAAGAAAGTCCAACAAAAGCAAGAGAATTTGTGGAAGCTTTTAATAAACTGGTAACTGATTTTGTTGAATCGAATCAACAGTATGTTGACCGAATGCCAACAGAACCAGAAGAAAAGAAAAAATATGCTATTAGTCAAATAGACCAGCGATTACACGGTTTTATGTTTAATCGTGGTTCTGGTTCTTTTGTTAGAGCTCATATGGATCCGTATAAGACTCAAGTGGTTACAGCCCTTGAAAAACTAACTAAGGAACTTGGTTTAACCTATAGTAATGATAGATTAAAAAATTTTTTAAATAGACCTAAAGAAGATTAATTTTATTGTGGAAAAAAATATATTAAACGAAATCGCCAAGATGCGCAAGATGATGGGTCTTAATGAAGGTTTAAGCGATATCCTATATCATTTTACGTATATTCGTAATTTAGTTAATATATTAAAACAGAATGAATTTCACGCTTCAACAAATATCGGTTCCCCTTCTGATTTAAATACAAGTCGTGGCAAGTTTTTCTTTTTTTCAGCTACCAGAAGTAGAGGTGGTGAGGGTAAAGGTGCTGGATATGGCAGAAGCCCAGTTAAGATTGTATTGGATGGTAAAAAATTAAATCAAAGATATAAAGGTTTCCCTGTTGATTATTGGCAATACTCCTCTAAAGAATCCGATTGGAGTGATAAGGCTGATTATATTAACGCTTTAAAGAGTAAGGAATTGGAAGACAGGATTGTCTTAGATAAACCCACAATACCTAACGCCAGCGATTACATTATTGAAATACATGTTTCCATTGAAAGTGGTGGTAAAATGTACAAAGATGAATTAGACGAATTAATGAGTTACGTAAAGAAGAATAACATTCCAATTTATTTTTATACTGAACGTAGGTATTTTTTTAATCAAATTAAAGATAAAGCTGTGGATCCTTATAAAGTATTATCATGGAATGAAGAAGAAAGATATGTACCTAAAGATAATAAGTTATATGGTGTTGATAGACTTTTATATTTATTAATGCATAATGATGAAAGTAATAGAAAAAAAATATTAGATTTTTTTAAATTTGATGAGAGTGAATTGGAGTATTTGGAAGCTGGTTATAAAAAAGAACTTTATAATTATTTGATGCCAAATGCTGCATATGATTACGAATATTATAGTGTTATGTCATCTGAACTTCATAATATGCGAACAAAAGCGGAGCCTAAATATAAATTTGTAATGGAGATGTTGGGTTATGATCTCAGGAAGTATAAAGTTAATAATTTAAAAGAATATATTAAAATTAAGACCAGTGCTCAAAAGATTGAAAACGAAAGCAACAACGGTGAGATGGGTTATAATACAAATTTTGTTGGTTAATATTTCTTTTTACCAAAATAAGTTTATTTTTATTAAATGAAAGTAGCTATTATATCACAATTTAGAGATGAAGCAAGATACCTAAAAGAGTGGATTGAATTCCATCTACTTGTTGGGGTTGATAAATTTTATTTAACTAATCACCTTAGCAAAGATAATTACCTTGAAGTTTTACAACCTTATGTTGATAAGGGTATTGTAAAAATCACAGACCTATTAATCGAAACCAATAACGGTGAAAACTCATATGATAATGAGGTTTCTTTGGTAACACATTCAATGGTTATTGCCAATAATCATATTAAAGGAGCTGATGCTGATTGGATCATCCATTTAAATGCTGATGAGTTTTTATACCCACCAACTGATAACAATTTAAAAGATGTGTTGAGCAAATATGCATCAAACATTGGTCAAGTCGGGGTTAACTGGAGATTAATGGGGAATTCAAACTACACCCTTGGTGAGGGGGAGTTAATCGTTGATAAATTAACAAAATCAAGTTTTAAAGATAACGGAACCCAATGGGATGAACAAAGACATACAAAATGTTTTATGAGGAAGGAAGCGTTTGTTCACTTGCCATCTGTGCACTGGGGTACAATTAAATCAAATTATTTACACACCGATTCATTGGGTAACCCGTATAATATTACACCAGATAAATACTCCACAAAATTACAGGTGTTGAATAACATGGTTATTAACCATTACACATTCAGAGATTTAGCTTATACAGAAGAAAAGATAGCCATATATAAATTATGGGGCAGAACATACCCAGATGAGGCCGCTTACAAAAACAAGTATAATGATGAAGATAATTTTGAGATTCAAAGATTTCTCCCTCAATTAAAAGAGAGAATGGGAATCAAATAAATTTAGATTTGTTCGAAATAACCACCTATTGTGAAATTGGTGATTCCGTTTATTGATTGTTTTTCGTTATTAATAAATTTAGCTGGATCAACCAAACGGAAATCAACAGAAACACGTGTATCTTCGGTTGTATTAATTTTATTACCATGCATTAAGTTAGCACCGCTAAAAACTAATATCTCACCGTACTTAACTTCATATGATCTGTAATCCCCAAGATCCTCAATACTTTCACACCAAATTGTATTTGTGTCATAAGTATCTGTAAAGGGTAACCAAAAGTTAAGTTCGTCAACACCGTGGTTATAGGTTTTATCCTTATGCCATTCACCAACACCAAGATTATTAACCAAGTGTGCACGGAATGTAGGGATTTTTTGGTAGATAATTGAATCGTAACCAAATTTTTCAGCAAGGTGCTTAACAAATTCAACATACAATGGTTGGAGTTTCTCCTCAAAGTTATTATAGTAGGCTTTGTGCCATGCGGTTGATTGATCCTTATCTCTTGATAATAAATCGTAGTTTTCAAGTTGGTGGATTTTTTCCAAACTATTAACCCCAAAGATTTCTTTTAGAACTTCTTTAAACGGATACTTTTCAGTATCATAGACAATTTTGTAAGGTGTATTAATGTACATAAAATTTTTATAATCTAAAGATAAATATATTTAAAATAGGTAAAGAGCCTGTTATTTCTCTTTACTAAGCAATTCATCTACATATTTATCCCTTTGACTCATCAAAGATTCATTTCTTTCAATAATCCTTTGTCTTTCATCATCAACCAGTTTCATAATCTGTTCATCCCTTTTATCAAGTTGATCTTTATAATCCGCAAGATTTGACTTGTATGTATTATTCTGGTACCATAATATACCGACCAATAATATGATCGTAAATGATTGTTCCTTTAGTTTGCTAAAGAATGTGTCCGTGATGTTGCCTTGATTTTCCGACATAATTTTTTTCTATAAATAGTCAAAAAAAAAGGGAGATTACTCCCCCTTCATTAACTCATAAGCTCTTGCCAATCTGGTCATTCCGATTCCCCCGCCAAATCTTGGGAAGAAATTAAATTCCAAAAACTTTTCAAGTTCAGCTTCCACACGGTCTTTGCCGAATAGTTCAAACAATTTGTTGGCGTAACCACCATTTTCAATTGTGTAGAACATTTGTTTCATTTTGTCCACGTCACAACTTCTCTCTGCGGATCCGATTGTCTCTTGTCCATACATAATAACATCCACCTTATTAAAGATTCCATCTTCATCATGTTTCATATTCCAGAATGGATTTGTTCTAACTGGGAAATGTTGAAGCGAAATGATGTTTCCTTTTTCCTTCCACATTCTTGATTCGTGTTCGTCTTCCAAGATTGGAACCCCACCGTATTCTTCACATACATCTTCGTATTGCACCTCATGCATTGAATCGGCAAATCCAAGATGTGCCAAAAGGTCACCTTCCAATTTGATCAGGTCTTCCATTGTTCCTTTTGATTCAAATTCAAACATCGGAAATATTAATTCGTGTCTACCTGGGATCGGATTCTTCTCTTCTCTGTACGATGTTGAGATGCAGAACACACCTTCCCATTCAGGGTTCATTAATAATTCATGTTCAAGCCACATTTGTCCCGTTTGAGGCAATGGCCAGATCTCTCCGCTGTACTCAAATGTTTTAACTGAGTGTGGGTTCTCACATGCAGCAAGGATTGATAATCTTGATTGTGTTGGTACTTCTTTAAATCCTCTTTGGACGAAGAAGCTTCTCATTTTTTGTACCAGCTCGTGGTAAGTTTCTGTGTTTTTCATTTCTTTTTTTGTTTTTTTTAGGGCAAAAAAAAACCTCTTCAAAAGGAAGAGGCTTTCATTCACATGATTATATTATTTTTATTTTGTTTTTTTCGATGCATCTGGTATAAATATAGCAAGTTTATGGAAAGTGTAAATATTTATAATAAAAAAAGATGGCAAGAAGACCAATTGCGTTCAATAATTCAACAAAAACCGCTAATTCCATTAAAAAAAATAAGGTGGAAGTTGGTGTTGCGTCTGATAACTACGCAAGTAGTCCAGGTGGGCTAACTTGGTTTAATGGTGCGGACTCAACATCGCAATATGTTATTTATTCAGATACCTTTAGTCTTGGTATGACCACTCTTGCAAACGCCAAACCAGTTTGCTGGGCTAGTGGTGACCTAACGGATGTAAATGTTCTTAGAACAATTAACGGATTACCCACAAGATACAATCAGGCACCTTTTACAACCATCGCTTCAGCGTTGGAGTTTATTACAGCTAGTTCGATTTATAATATGGTTAGCGGTACGCTTGATAACATTGTTACCGATGGTTTGGTTTTTAATTTAGATGGTTCACAAAAAGGTTCATACCCAGGTTCTGGGTCAAGTTGGTATGATTTAGCTGGTGGGGTTACATCAACATTAACTAATGGTGCAGTATATAGCGCCAGCGACAGTGGTATTATGTCTTCTGATGGTGTTAATGATTATGTTGATAGTGGTTATGATTTGAGTTGGAATAACACTAATTCGGTTAGTGTTGATTTTTGGATGAGACCATCAACAATATCTGGTGGTAATTACGGTATTATAGGAAAAGAATACCCAAGTTGGGAGTGGGCGTTTTATCAAGATAATTCAAACTTAAACTTAGTTTACTGGAACACAGCTGGTGGTCATACAAATGATATGGATTTTGGTGTAAACGCTTTTCCAACAGCTAATATTTGGTATCATATTGTTTACACATGGAATGGATCTGTAAGTTCTTTCTACATTAACGGGACATTAGCTGGCTCCAAAACATCAGTAAACCCAACGATAAACCAAAACAGGTCTAATAATGTTATGATTGGTGGTCATACATATGTTTGGGGTGATTATTACTGGAACGGTAAAATAGGTGCCGTTAGATTCTATAATAAAGCGTTATCTGGTTCTGAAATTACACAAAACTTTAACGCATCAAAAACTAAATACGGGTTATAAATATTATGGCAAGAAGACCAATAGCGTTTAATAACTCAACCAAGACCAACAACTCCATCAAGAAAAATAAGATAGAGATAGGTCTTGCGTCTGATAGTTACTCAAGTAACCCAGGTGGGTTAACTTGGTTTAATGGAGCTGACTCCACCAATCAATATGTAATTTACTCTGACACATTTAGTTTGGGTATGACAACATTGGCTAACGCTAAACCAGTTTGCTGGGCAAGCGGTGATATGACTGATGCTAATGTGCTTAGGATGATAAATGGATTACCAACAAGGAATAACCAAGCACCTTTTACAACAATTGACTCAGCTCTTGCTTGGGTTGCTGCGAGTAGTGTTTTTAATATGGTTAGCGGTACGCTTGATAACATTGTGACCAATGGTTTGGTTTTGAATGTGGACGCTTCACAAAAAGGTTCTTACCCTGGTTCTGGGACAACTTGGTATGATTTAGCTGGTGCTAATGACGGGATACTAACCAATAGCCCAACATACAATTCTTCCAACGGTGGTTCCATTGTGTTTGATGGTGTTGATGATTATGTAGATATTGGTTATAAAATAGGTTTATTAAATAGCGATATCACACAAGAAGCTTGGGTTAATACGGATGTTATGATTAATTGGCATGGTATTATTTCAAATATGCCAAGTTGGGGCACGGGTTTTAGTTTACAAATAGGTCCCATACAAAACATTGCTGCAATGATTAGTGGTCAATATTTAACAACATCTTGGACACCATTAGTAGGTGTGTGGTATCACATAGTTGCAACTCATAGAAGTTCCGATAATTTAAATGTTTTATATGTAAATGGGGTGCAAGAAAATAGTGTAATAAGAGAAATATCGTATGTGGAAAATGCTGTTACAAGAATTGGTGTTTTTTATACTTATAATCAACTTCATTTTGACGGTAAAATAGGTGTTGTTAGAAGTTATAACCGAGCCCTCTCTGCATCAGAAGTCCTTCAAAACTTTGACGCACAAAAAACAAAATTCGGATTATAAAAAAATATGGAAACACAAGAATATACAAATAGACAATTCATGATATTTAATGTATCAGAATTAAATCAAATTAACTTCACAGAGGTTTTAGAAACATCATCAGAAACGGTTCGCAGATCAGTGGACGGCACAAAAACTTTTGTAAAATGGGAAGGTGACCAACCATTATTCATTTCAACATTAACAACCAAAGAAGGTCCTTATACTTATAGTGAAATCCTATCAATTTTGGCAACACCAGAATGGACTGATCCAAATCCACTAATGGGTGGGATATAATAATCAACATAACTGAAAAAAAATAATTCAATGAAAATGGGTTTTATCACCATTTTTGTGATATTTATATAAATAATATGAGATTAAATATGAAAAAATTAATATTAAATGAAGAGATTTTACGTTTACGTAAAATAATGGGTCTTAACGAAAACTTTGAAATGTCTTCAAAAGAAGAATTTAATTTTGAAAAGTCGGCCATTGAATCAGCAAGTGGTGAAGAAGTTGCTCAAAGAGAATTTGATGATTACGACAGACCATTATACTATAGTCTTAGTGACGATAACGTACATTACTTTATAGGTGATGGTGATAACGGTAAAACAATCTTTAAGTACAATGCTAAAACTGGGGAGAGATATCCAGTTGGTGATTTAAAGGATTATGATTCACCTATGAAAGCTAAAGATGAAATGGATAGCGAACTATTTGAAGGTGATCCAGAAGAAAAAATGGTCTCATTTGATGATTTATTGGCACAGGATACCGATGGTATGTCACCAGGGGATCAAGAAATGATCGATGCTCACGATGAGGAAGAGGCCAACAAATACGCTTCAAAAAATTACGATGACGTTGAGTCAGGTGCAATCGATGAAGATTGGGGTAGTTCTGATCAAGGATATATGAATAAAATGATTCATTCTAATCTTAATGAACCAACAGAATTTAACTTCGGGATGTTTGATGATTTAAAAGCTGCGTCCGCTAAAGCCGTTGATCATTTTTGGGATGATTGGGAAGAATATAATACCGATAGGGATGGTTTAGTAAGAAAAGCCATGACATATTATTTAAGAGGATATTTCCCAGATTGGTACGAAAATGTGTCAAAAATGTTCTCATAAATGAAAAAGCAAATATTAAAAAAAAGTTAAATGAAAAAATTAATACTAAAAGAAGAAATATCTAAGATGCGTTCCATGATGGGTTTAGAAGAAACTGAAATGGATATGTTTGACGATAAAGATATATTAGCACAACTTAAAAAATCAATGAAAACATACATTACTGGTAATAACGGACCAGTAGAGGTTAAGTTAATTGATAAACGTGAAGGTCATAATGGTGAAGAAAAAACTGTTACTATGGGCCAAGACGAAAGTGGTAATATTAACGTAATGGACATAGATGAAGCTATAAAAGATAAATTAATGGTTGGGATAGTTTGTACTATTTTAGCCACTGGATTAGTTTCTTGTACAAAAGATACTGGCGGTGTAGGTTACAATTTTGGGGCTCGTAGAACAACATATGATATCTCTAATCAGCAGAATACAAATAGTAAAATTAAAATATCATCAAATGATTCTGGTGAAAAAACATATGATGTTGATTCAGCATCTGGTAATTTAGATAGATTTGCTACTAGCCAAGGTGGTAAATTTAAAAGAGCTATGTCTCCAACAGAAGCAAAGATAATGAACGCTGGAATGGCTTATCAAAGCGAAAGAATGGCTAATACAAGTAAACGATTAACTCCTAAAAATCTAGTATATGATTTTGATGCTGAAGATGGAATTATATCAACAGATCTTTATAGTACAGAAGTAGCTAATATGGATGATTGTAGAGAGCACCCATTATGGGTTTTAGGTCTTCAATATTTTAAAGATGATGGGGTTGATACAAACGCTCTTGTTAGAAAAGCTGATCAAGAAGTAGAAAGTGGTATTAAATATACTAAATAAATTATTTTAAATGAAAAAACCAATATTAACAGAAGAAATATCTAAGATGCGTTCCATGATGGGTTTGAATGAAGACCAACTGGATATGTTTACTGGTACAGATGATGAAGCACCCGCTGAGGATTCTAATATTGGTAAAAGGGTTATGGTATACTATAACCTTCATAAAAAAACATTCTCAATACAATATAAAGGTTTGGTAATAGCACATGCTGACTATGTTAAACTTAATAACGTTGAGTTTAGAGTTAGACAAGGTGGTATGGAAAAAGTTAGATCTGAGATGTCAAAGAATGTACATGCATTCGTTATTGGGGATTTGGTTGACTTTAAACCATACCAATCAACTGACATACCATCAGCAAGTAGCTCAAAATCAATAACATATGATCCATACAAATATGATACGTTTGTTTATAGAGATACCGAAGAGCCTGTGACCAGCGCTCGTGAGGTTGAGATGATAAACCAACCTGGTGGAAAGATTTTTCAAATAAACGAAATTACCGCTTCGTTAAACGAAGAGGGTATTTCATACGACCCATCAAAGATAGATGAGTTTATTGTTGAGGCAAAAAAAGATATTCAAATGGGTACAGCGTTGATCGAAAAATTTGGATCAGCGGTTGTTAATTCATCTCTAGTTAGCGTTTTTGAAAACTTGGAAAAAATGAAAGCCGCCCACCAAAAAATGGAAGCAAGTAGAAAATACCTTGAGAGTAAATTTAACAAGTTTTATGACATCGTTGAGATGTATGAAGTTGGTGAATACCCAGATAATATTAGAACACTAGATGACTTAGCAAATCAACTTGATAACCACTCTATGACAGTGTATCAGTTAGCAGACGCTTTTGAGGAGCTTATTAGTATGACTGAAAAAATTAGTCAATATAATGAAGAATTATTTAAAACACAAACAATTAATTAAATCATGGCAACAGCAAGACCTTTCGCATATAATCCTGGATCACCAATAGCTGGAACAGAACAGCTTGGTGATTTAGCAGTTGGATTTCCAGATTATGGTTTCACAAATGATCCACAATTTTGGAACGGACCTGACGAAGAGTTGGGTTATACAATCGCATTACCAGTTTCAGGTAACACACAACCAACACCAATACCTGGTGTAACAGCTTCTGTTCGTTTTATCAGATCAGGTGCTTTAACAGAAGAATCTTTTCTTGGGTTGGTTAACACACAATTTGGTCAAAATTTTGATTCAGGCGGGGATGCAAAGATTTGGTTAGATGGCCAAGGTTACTGGAGCAGCTGGTCTGGTTTTGGTAGTTCAGGATTCCAATGGATGACAATGACTAGTATCGGAAGTTCTTCAGCGGCTGGGGTGGGTCAAAACGGTATTACCGTTTCTATTACACAAAGCAACGGTGGTATGCAAACAGAGAATCCAGGTATGTACAGCGCTAGCACGTTCCCAGAAACATATGGCGTACCAATCACTGGGGATCAGATCCGAAACACCACAACAGGTGTGTTTACAGCAACATTTAGTCAACCTGTTACCGATCCTTTGGTTGCGTTTGCTAGTGTTGGTAACCCAGGGTTACAGGTTCCAGTTCAAGTATCTGCACCGTTCACACCAATTTTTGGTGTGGATACAACTTATCAAAATGCATCAGGACCAACACAATACACTCAATTTACTGGACAAGAAGGATTTAATATTATCCGTATAGATGGCACAGTAACTAGTGTAAGTTTTACTTATACTGTTACAGAATACTATTGCACAGTTTGTTTTGGGTTTGTTGATCAAAATCCATAAATAGGTTTTAATTTTTTAAAAGATGGCCAATAAAGTCGTAGCATATAATAGTGGAACAGTAACAGCTTATGGTACCAAATATGGTAACCATGAAGTTGGTACGGTTGCTAATGACTATAGGGTGAATACTGGTGGTTTAACTTGGTATAACTCACCCACACATAGCAATGATTATGTTATGATTTCCAACTCATATGAGCTTGGGTTTAGCACGCAAGGTAACGCAAAACCTTTATTTTGGGTGGCTAGCAGTGATGCTGATTTTTTAGCGATAGTAAACAAATTAAACGACAGACGTGGTATGGCTTTGTTGAATACGGTTGCGGCTGCTGTAATCTGGGTTAACGCTAGTAACAAATATTATTTGATTAATACACCAAATCTCGTAACTTCGGGACTTATTATGCAATTAGACGCTAATGAAACCGATAGTTACCCAGGTTCAGGAACAACGGTATTTAATTTACAAAGTGGTTCGTATAACCATACTTTAACGGGAGCTACATATACCGTGCTTGATGGAATTAAATGTTTTGATTGCACAACAGGAACTAAAAGAGTTGTCGTGGATGGAACTGGTCCTACCTTACCAACTTCGGGATACACATATATTACTTGGGCAAGAATCATTTCAAGTTCTGCTAATTGGAGATCTTTACTTAGAACCAACAATAGTGTTCCACTTTTAGTTGAAGTTGCAACTGATAATTTGGGTTACTATGATTCCGTATTCCGAGATTCGGGGTATGATGTTACACCAGATGAAGATGTGTGGGTACAATATGCGGTAGTCGGAGATGATACATCAAGTATTTTTTATATTAACGGAACTCAGGTTGGAACGGTTGCTTATGGTGCGGGTGGAGATACTCATCTAGAATGGGGTAATAATGTCACCGCAGGACAACCATTTGGATACATAGCGAATTTATATTTTTATAATAGGAAATTAACGTTAGGAGAAATAACACAACAATACAATTATTTGGCCCCAAGATTTGTGGCACCTGTAACAAGTAACCTTAGGTTATATTATGACCCAAGTAATTTATCAAGTTACCCTGGAACAGGTACGACAATTAATGATTTATCAGGTAATGGTTTGAATGGTACAATGTCCAATATCACATATACATCACCATACTTTACATATAATGGTTCTTCATCACAAATAGCAATTGCGGATAATGTATTATTAGAGCCTGGAAGTGGGGATTGGACTATGGAAGTATGGGTGAATCAAGCAGTTTTAGGTAATGATGTTGTTCTTGGAAAGTTTGATAATGGGGGGTTAACTATAGATGTAAGTTATAGTATCAGAACAACCAATACTACATACTACGCTCAATTGGGTTCAGGTAGTGGTAGTGGTTCATCATTGTTTGTTAATAGTACAAACTACGTTGGAACGATTGGTACTTGGTATCAGATAGTTTATGTGTTTACTAATGTCGCATCTAATACACTTGAAACATTTGTAAATGGTGTAAGTATAGGAAGTGTAAGTCATAGTTTACCAAGTATATTAAACTCAACTAACCCACTTTACATAGGTAGTTATAATGGTGGGGAATACTCTCAATACTTTGATGGAAAAATTGGTATAACTCGTTTATACAACGCAGCGCTTACCTCAGCACAAGTATTACAAAACTTTAATGCGGATAAATCAAAATACGGATTATAACAATTACAATTTCTTAAGACAAAAAAAAAAGGAGCTTTTAAGCTCCTTTTTCATTTTCTTTAATTATTAGTTCACCTAGAACTTCCATTTTCCCGAGCAGTTCTTGAAAATCTATTTGTTCAATACCCATATCATCTTTAGTGGATGTGTATAGTTTTTCTAACAAATCTTTGTATTCTTTCTTAGCGTCTTCCATATCCAACTCACCTTTGGAAGCTTTTTCGTAATATTCTAATTTAACTTCGAAATGGTGGTACGTTAATAAAGCGGCACCACCTTTTTCTTTGGCGTTACCAGCAATTGTTTCAGCACCACCCAATCTTGTTTCAGCAAATGATTCAAGTTTTGTTGATTCATCTTCGGCCAATTCAATAGGGTTTCCTGGACCATGGTTTGTTCTTATGGTAGAGGGTGCATTACCGACAGGATTACCTGGGCCACGAACAACCTTATCAGTCCATTTATGTTTTGTTGTACCAGTTGGGTTTTGCGATTGTGGGGTTGACCCATCCTCATTTAAACCCATCATAGTTTTTATACGTGATATTTGTTCGTTAATGTTTTCCATAAATTAATCTTTGTCTTTATTTTCTTCTTCGTGTTTATAATTAAAATGATTACTTTCTATATCAATAAATTCGTCATTATCTGTTAAAGCCCTATAACTTGTGTAACCTATGAATAACACAAACTGAAAAAATAATGTATATAATACTGGGTGCCAATCTAAAGGGTTTGCTTTACCGATTAAATAAACTAAAGTAAGATACGCAAAACCACATTGGAACATCATCAAAACCAAAAAGGGTATCACGTATAGTTTGATGAAATTTATCATTTTAATTAATGTAGTTTGTTAATTCATATCTACCAGATTCCATTCTATATAAAGAGATCTGTAACATTTTTCTAGCTGGCATACCATCCTTTGAATCTCCCACTATTTTAAACCAACCTCTATCATCTTCTTCGCCAGGTTTAAGTGATTTAAATTTAAATGAAGCAAGAAACTCTCCTTGTGAATACATTTTTAATGTATTTTCATTAAAATCAAATGATAAAGTAAAAACCTTTCCAGTACCAGAATTGGTAAAGAAATCAGTAGGTTGCGTTACCGATTTTGTTCTTCCACCCGATTGACTCGAAAAAGTTTTTTCATAGTTATCTGCGGTAAAACCACCATATTTATTTAATTCAATTATACCTAATTCAGTTACCTTAATTTTAACCTCTTTAACCATTAATTCAACGCTGTAACTAACCGTTTGACCATAAGCAACATGTTCTGGGTTAATACTTTCCCAATTAACAGTATAACCTTTATTTGTGGCATATTCTTCTGCTGATTCTAAAGCACCCGCTTGAGTCTCAAAATACGTTTCTTGTTGGATTTTTCTAGCCTCACCCATTTCTTTGTTTTCATAAACTGGACCATCTTTACCACCTCTAGTTTCCATAAAAGATTTTTCTTCTTCCTCAAGCTCTTTTTGTAATTTATCAATACTTTCCATAGCAAGATCCCAACCACCGATCGCTGACTCCTCGTCAACCTCTTCTCTAATACCTAAATTATCTAATGCGTCTCTAGTATCTTCGAACCCAGGGATATCTTTGGGTGTTTCTTGTTCATTATCAATTTTAGTTATAAGTTCTTTAATATATTCATCAGCATTCATCTTCGTAACAACACCAGAAACAAACTCGTTGGCTTTAGTGTTTTCTTCCCCACCCAATTCATCTGCAAGAACCATAATCATACCCATCTGTTCGAAAGTCATCCTGTTAGATGGTCTATTCAAAATAGCGGTTGATTTACTAATATTCTCATCTATTTCTTCTTCAGCCTCACAATGCTCACCACATTCAGAACAAATGTCATGCATAACAATAGGTGCACCACAACAATCTGAAAGACCTTCACCATCACTATCACTAGGGTCAAACGCTTCATTTTTTTCAAATGTTTCTGGATCTCTATCTTGTTTATTAGCGGTTGCGTAATAAACTTCTTCACCTTTTTCTTTACCGTATTGATCTTTGAATTTATCTTTAACCTCATCGTTTTCACCCATCTCTTCTTCTCTCATTGAGTTTACTATATCTGAAGGGGAAAGTTCTTTTATGGTATCTGGGCTAGTATGGGTAACACCCATCATTTCTTGTATTCTGGTAAGTTCTTCGTTTAAACTAATTTTTTTCATAAAAGCGTTTATTATAAATACTTTTATAAATGAAAAAAAGACGGTACTGGTAATTTAAATGTTAAGTCGTCCTAGCTGGATTCGAACCAGCGGCCTTTTTCGTATCAGGAAAATGCTCTAACCAACTGAGCTACAGGACGATAAATTAGATTTTGCACAATAAAGTAGGTTGCTTTATCGTAGCAAAAACAGGTTTATTGTACCTTCAGAGAGACTCGAACTCCCAACCCTTTCATTCGTATTGAAATACTCTAATCCATTGAGCTATGAAGGTATTTTGGGTGACTGATGGGTTTCGATCCCACTACCTTTGGTTCCACAAACCAATGCTCTCCCGATTGAGCTACAGACACCATGTATGGTAGCGAGAGGGAGTTTCGAAATCCCGACCTTTCGGATATGAGCCGAATGCTCTTCCTCTGAGCTATCTCGCCATTTTCTCGCCAATCTGGCGAGATAGTTGTTGTCCTGAGAGGATTCGAACCTCTATTCTCTGGATCAAAACCAGATGTGCTGCCTTTACACCACAGGACAATATAGTGGAGCCAGTGGGACTTGAACCCACATCCTCTACCTTGCAAGGGTAGCGCTCAGCCAATTGAGCTATGACCCCATTAATTTTGTCGAAGACGTATCTGTTTTAAACAATGGGTCAACAGATACTGTTCAACATTAGGTATTTTCCTTAAGAAGTCATACTCATATGAATAACAAAGTATTTCTTCTCTTGGTGATTCTTGAATACCCCTATGTCTAAGATAAAGATGTAAAGATTCGTGTACAATAACAGCAGCGAGATTATTTAAGGATTTAGCCTTAGCATCTGTAGATGATATTATTATACTTCCTTTTGTATCTTTAGAACCCTCATTTGTTGAGTAACCACCAGACCAAAAAGTTATTTTATCACAAACTTGTAACACAAGTTTATAAGTTGTGGTATCTGTTTGCTTAATAATCGCTAATGCGCTATCAGCTTTTAGATCCCAACCATCCCCAGCTTTATCTATTACAATTTGTGATTTACAAATCGTTGTGGATAAAACCATTATGATTATTATTAGTTTTCTCATACTAATAAATAGTGCCAGCAGGTGGACTCGAACCACCGAACTCAAATGAGAGCGGGTTTACAATCCGCTGCAATTGCCGCTATGCGATACTGGCAAGTAAGGAAAGAGGAAGATGGTCTAGTGGACATCCTCTTTTACGATCGGCATTACTTAGGTGAATACCTACAAACTCCGATCACACCAGTCAGTATTCACTCTCGAACTATTAATGTGATCATTCCCCGATCAACCTTTGTACACCCTATAGGACTCGAACCTATGACATCTGCCATGTAAGGGCAGCGCTCTACCAACTGAGCTAAAGGTGCATGTGTACCCCTGGCAAGACTCGAACTTGCAATGCTTTCGCTCTGGTTTCTAAGACCAGCGGCTATACCATTCGCCTACAAGGGCATTTAGCACGCCTGGCTGGATTCGAACCAACGACACCTGGTTTTGGAGACCAGTGCTCTACCAACTGAGCTACAGACGTGTGTATTTGAGTATAAGGTTGGAATCGAACCAACACCGTTGGTGTTGCAGACCAACCGACCACCACGATCAACTTATACATTTGTGTCCCCGATGAGATTCGAACTCATGACTCCCTCATTAAAAGTGAGGTGCTCTAAACCAACTGAGCTACGAAGACATTTTGTCAGGATAGCTGGATTCGAACCAGCGATCCCCTGCGTCCAAGGCAGGTAGGGACGACCTGACTCCCCCATATCCTGAAATAAATTACCAATACGTCAAAGAACTGCAAAAAAAAACCCTGAACTTGTAGGTCCAGGGCTTTGTGTTTTCTAGTTTTAGTTTTATTCTATAACATTATGAAAATACTTGGTCTGAACCTGGCACGGCATGACGATACCACTGGCAAATTGCCATCGGTTTAATCACTGCGATATGTAGGTTCATATTTTTCATTTTACGTTATTGTTATAATTAGTACAAAAGTAAGCAAAGTTCCTTTAATAAACAAGTTTTTTTTAATTTTTTTTAAAAATCATCATCCTGGTCATCATCAAACTCACTTTTTTCATTAATATAATAACCTTCTTCGATATCGGTTATTATAGTTTCAATCTCATAAAGGACATCATCTATTCTGCCAAAAATGTTTTCAGATACATCATCTTTAAAGTTCTCATTATTGATTTCTCCTAATTTATTTTGTTGTTCATCAGCTAATATTATTAACTGTTGTTGTAATTCTTTTAAGTATTCAAGTGCAATTTTATTCATACCCTATTTTTTAATCAATAAATATCCGTATTTATTGCAAAAGTTATTTCATGTTTAACACTTTTTTTTTCAAAGTAAATGGTTTTTTTAAGTTTTTTTTATATTTATAAGTAATCAAAACAACTAAACATGAAAAATTTCTTTTTAACGCTAGTGCTGGCGTTTGTAACCGTAATTGGTTATGCACAAACAACCGCACCATCAAATGGTAATTGGGTTATCGTTGACTCTTCTTACAATGTTGGTCCGCAATCTCAAGGTTACACTTTAGCTAACCTTTATTATGACAACACAACAACGACTAAAATCGCTGGTTTACAGTTTCGTGTATTTTACGACAAAGTAGCTTTTGGTGGTGCAAAACCAATTGTAACTTTACAGTACAGTTCTACTGATCAGTACATGCAATATGTTGCCGATTCTGTTAACGGTAATATTACTGTTACATTGGCTTACACAGGTACAAACACCGCATTTACATATTCTACTGGTACTGCGTTCCAAATAAAGTTCTTCCATCAAAACTCAACAGCCTTCCAAGCTTTGACAAGTATTGATAGTTTAAAGGTAACTGGTACTTTGACATTTCCATCTTATGCCTCAACAATTGCTGGTATGGATACAACGTTATCTTTACACAGTTATGGTGGTGAATTTAAGATGAATAGATTGAAATACCACGGTAGATTCACAAACGTAACAGGTTCTGGTTCTAAGAACATTACAGTTGCTCTTGAGAAAAGACCTAAGACATCAAGTGGTGCTTGGACTCAAGTAAAGCTTGACACAACAGATCTTACTGGTTATTTCGCTTTTGATGAAATCTTGGATACAACTTATTGGGATGCTCATTTATATGTTAAGGGTGATACAATGGGTGTTGGTAACACGGTATCTGTTGCTGATGCACAAAGAGTTAACAAATATATTCTTGGCGAAATGACACCAACTGGGTTTGATTATTACGCTTCAGACGTTAACGGATCAAATAGTATTACAATCGCTGACGTATCAGCTATCTATGGTCGTTTAGCGGGTAGATTCTCTGTATGGCCAAACTCTGTACAAGATGTAAGATTCTTCACAGTTTCACAATATGGAACCATCAACGGTTCTTCAACTAACTATACCTCATCAATTGCTGGTGTAACTAACCTAACATTTGATATCATTGCTGGTCAACCAGACTCAGTAACGTATTATGTATTAGGTGGTGGTGATGCTAACGGTACTGGATTCAACATGGCTCGTACAATCCCTATTGAAATTTTAAACCCAAGCAAAACTCCTAAATATATTATTGACGAAACTGTTGAGTATGATTTCCCTACATCAACAATCGAAATTAATTTACCAAAAATCGAAATCACTGAAGGTAGTTTAGTAAACGTACCAATGAAAGTTTTAACTTATGGTAATCAAGTTGGTTCAGCTCAATTAGCTTTAGCTTATGACAAAACTTTATTGGAGTTCAAGGGTATTAAAACTGAAGAAAAATTTATGAACTGGATGTCATTCTTAAACCCTAACAACGGTGTTATTGAATGGGCTGGTGCTGATATGAGTAATAATAAATATTTAGCTAATGATGGTGATAATATTTTAACTTTACAATTCACAGCACTATCACCACAAACAAGCTGGAACAATAGTCCTTTATATGTTATTAGAAAATATGCTGGTGATGCAAACGCAACCGATTTAAGAATAACACCAACAAATGGTGTTGTTAAAATATTCAGAATAAATGGTGGTGGTGTATTAACAAAAGATTGTGAAATAATGGTATGCCCTAACCCAACAGAAGGTTTGGCTCTTGTGAGTTTTAGCGTACCTGAAGATGGTGAGATAACCGTTGGTTTTTATGATGTAAACGGAAAATTAGTATACACGGTTTTTAGTGGTAAAATGTATGAAGGTAAGTACCTTTATCCAGTTGACTTAACTAACGTTACACCTGGTACATATTACGGTGTTTTACAAACAGGATCTCAAACCAAAACAAATAAAACAATAAAACTAAATTAAAATTTAAAAAAAATGTCAGAAGAAACAAACGTACCTGAATCAGACGGAACATGGTCAGGTTTAAAGAAAACAATAATTGGTATCATTTCAACAGCTGTTATGGCTGGTGGTACTTACTTTACCACAACTTTATTTGGTGGTGGTGATAAAGAAGAAACAAAGACAGAACAAGCGGCTCCAGCGCCAGCAATCAACATAAGTGTCGATAACTCTTCTAAAAATAATGCTGGTGGTGGTACTAACACAATCATTAAAGAAAAAACAACTGTGGTTGAAAAAGCTGCACCAGTTAAAGAAGAAAAACCAGCTAAAAAATCAGAAACTGAAGATAGTCCTTGGTAATGAAAAAGAAAATAAATAAAACAAACGAAGAAGATATGAAACTTAAAGAAACTTTAAAAAATATGGTTAGTACACCAGCCCCTGTGCAGGTAGAAGATAAAAATAGATTCTATTACATGTTGCAACAAATGCAAGCTAATAGATGGAGAATAACAGCAATTGTATTAGGATTGTTCACATTAATCATTGTTGGTATCAACGCAGCTGTATTTTTAGGTGCATCTATTGGTGAGGATTGGAAAGAAATGTTATTAATTTTATTAGGTGCCTTTGTTGGTAATTTAAATAAGGTTGTTGACTACTGGTTCAACTCAGAAGATAGGGACAAAATGTTAATCCAAAAAGTTGACGAAGAAGACGGTGTATCTTTATCGAATACAACAGAAGTTTAATATGAAAAAATTATTATTCATTATATTACCAATATTATTCTGTGCTTGTAAAACTCAGGCACAGAATATTGGTAGTGTTAAAACCGAAGAATATAAAGCTAGTTTTGAACAGACTCAATCAATTGATGTTGTTTCAAACTATACCGACACAATCAAATATCCTATCCAATTATTAAAAATTGGGTTTACCGAAGAACTTTATGAAATGTACCCTGAATTAAAAGATAAAAGGGTTGGTTTGGGTGTAACTAATATTGTAATCGAATTTCTTGAAATGACTAATAGGTTTGTCTTCACTGAAGATAAATTAGAGATTAAAGAAAGAATGGTTAATCAATTTAAAGCATCTGATAAAGGTTTTACAGAAAACAAAGTTGATGGTAGAGGTAAAATTAAATTAGCTAAATACTTTGTTTACATTGAGGTTTATGATTTTAGTGTATCTGAGGATGAAGTTGTTAAGGTTAGTGGTAAAGCTACTGCAACACAAACAACCAGATTAGGTATGCAAGTTAAATTTGTTGACGCTGAAACTGGTGAAGTTATTGTTGGTTCTGGTTTAGGTGAAGCAAAAACAGTAAAAATGTCAACAATTCTAGATGATGTGGATGAAATCAAATTTAATCAATCAACAATAGGAACATCAACTAAAAAGGCGTTAGAAACTGCGTCATCTAGACTTGTTGTAAAATTAATTAAAAAAGGTTTATTCAAGAATTAAAGGTGCGTGAGAATAAAATTCCTTATAGTTATTTTTTTATCTTTGCTGTGCAATATAACAACTGCGCAGACATTTAACTATTCTTACACCGATCCTTGCAATGGCAAGGTTTACAATTTATCAATTCCTTACGGGCAAAATCAAATAGCTGTAACGTACTACGGTCAAGTAAATACGTTTACAGCTAATGATTTTAATAACGGTGCGTTCGATAACTGGGCCGCTGGTGTTTTTAATCAATATAAGAACGCTTCGCCATGCGGTAGTATAGGAACAGCTGTTACTGTATCACAAACACAAAGCACTGCTTTAAATGTTATTAGTATATTTGGGGCTTTATCAGCTATTAGTGATATGGCATCTAGTGGTACGGGTAATATAATGGCGGCTGCTGGGTCTGTAAATAATGTTGGTGGTGGTAAAGGTGATTCCAAACCTTCTGACAATAAAAAAGAAAATAAAAATGGGGACAATTCTAGTGGATCAACAACTTCTGGTGGTTCTGGTAGCGGAAGTAATGGTAGTTCTAATAATACTGAAAATAATAATGGTTCGAATGGGTCGAGTGGATCAGGTGGAACCACTGGATCAGGTGCTTCAGGTGGATCAACTGGGTCAAGTGGATCAGGCGAACAGGCTGGTGGATCAAGTGCGTCAGGTGGAACAACTGGATCAGGCGCTTCAGGTGGAACCACTGGATCAGGTGAAAAAACTGGAGAGTCAAGTGGTGCAACCAACAACAATCCTGGTGGGTCTGGTGCGTCAGGTGGAACCACTAAC